GGCGGGTTTCCAATATCGTCAATTGGTGCAATTGGTGACTATGCAGTAATAGCCACACCAATTACTAGCGGCCCAGCTTACGCCGACGGTCAGCAGTTCTTCTATAAGGCTCCAACTAATAGTTGGGTATCATTGGGATCACCTGGATGGCTAGCAGCCGTACCCACACTTCAAAGCTCAATATCAAATCCAGTCTTAACTCCTGGTTATAATTTGATACTTAACTTAGTAATTGATTCTGCCCTTCCTGACTCAGGTGAAGTTGTTATAACAGTGCCTAATAGTCCAAACAATACTGTTAACGGTATTGCTGGCGTAATTAATGCATTAGGGTGGAATGGATTGGCTGCACAAGTCATCGATGGCCGACTTGCGTTATTTAACAGTGCGTTTAATCCTGCCGGTCAGTCTTATCTCACTGTGACAGCCGGTGGAAACGGTACTTTGCTAAACCAATTGGGTATAACAGCAGGTGATTATTATCAGCCACAATTTGTCTATGGCACATCTGCTCAACAGCCATTATGGCAGAGTAGTCAAGCTCAACCTGCACCAAGCGGTTCAATATGGATTAAGGTTGGTTCTTCTGGTAACGGATTACTACCAGTAGTAAGTCGTTGGAATAGTGCTACATCAACATGGCAGTCAAAAATTGTAACGTTAGCTACTAGTGACTGGACGGCAACGGCTGCCACAGACTCAACTGGTGGACAAGCAATTCCAGCTGGATCAGTTTATGCTCAATACAACTTTGATTTACCTGCTGTCGATGGTACGAATCCAGGTCCTGTATATCTTTGGACAAAAACATCTACAGGTCCAACGATAGCTACAGGCAGCGCAGTAGCTCCTACGTTTACATTCGCTTCAGGCAATACAGCAACGATTTATGTTTCTGAACCATCTTCTAATGTCTTAATGGCATATACTATGAACTTACAGAATGTTACAAATGCATCATCCTTTATAACTCAGTGGTATGCATCAGGAGTACTTTACACGACCGCAACAGTAAATACTCAAGGTTCAATTGTTCTTACTCATACCACCGGCGGCGTAATCGTAGTCGATGATATTAATCCAGCAACTGGAACATCATTTGGATTGATGAGTGGTGCAGGATTTGTATCAAATACTACCCCAAATGTTAAGAATGGACCTTCTCCAAGTCTCACATTTAACGCTACACAAACTACTACTACAGGTAGCGGTACCGGTCTAGCAATGGACGTAACAAATGTATACGGTAGCTACTTCTTAAGTAATACCTATTTTACTAATGCAGGTGCAGGATATTTAGTAGGTGATAGCGTAACATTTTCCGGAACACAGTTAGGGGGCGGCACCTCGTTGGTCGTTAAGGTAGCTGCTATTGCGTCAGTTCCTACTTTTAATGCTATAACAAACGCCGGTACCGGGTATGTAAATGATAGTTATACAGATGTACCAACAACAGGCGGTAGTGGCGTAGGACTAACTGTAAATTATACTGCCGCAGGTGGTGTAGTAACAGTTGTTAGCGTGAATAATGGGGGGGTAGGATATCTCGATGGTGATACCATAACTATCCCTGCTCCAACTGGATCTGACTTTGCTACATTCACAATCACTATAACTGCTGGCGCTGTGAGTGCTGTTCAATGGGTATCAGGCACTGCTAATGTACCTTATGCTACCCAAATTAGTAACTGGGTACCATTATATCCAGCGTATACTGCAAGTACTGGTGCACCGTATAATATTCCAGTCAATGATACATCTTGGTATTACAGTGATCCAACTCAAGTTGATATCATGGTAAATACTTTGGGAGGTTGGGTTGGATATGGCAATACCAATTACGATAGCAATGGCTTCCCAACATCAGGATCGAATACAACTGATCCAAATGGCCCAATTGTTGCGTTCTCGGCACCGACTACTCAAAGCACCGGTGACCCATTAGCATACGGTGATATTTGGATAGACACTGCGGACTTAACGATGTATCCATTGGTCAATCGTTGGCAGAATTATGAGGGAATGGATCAATGGGTATTAATAGATAATACTGATCAAGTAAATTCACATGGTATTATCTTCCAAGATGCACGTTGGGCGACCTCAGGTGCAGTTAATCCTGCAATCGATCCAATTCCAACAATTCAATCATTGTTGACAAGCGACTACTTAGACTTAGATGCACCTCTACCGCAGCTATATCCAATTGGTATGCTGTTATGGAATACAAGACGTTCAGGATACAATGTAAAACAATTTAGAAAAAATTATTTTACAAGTGCTAGCTATCCTAATGCGATGCCGTATAATCCAAGCGACCCTACTAACACAGCTAATTTACCTGAAGTAAGTTATACATGGGTAACTGCTAGCGGTAATATGGAAAATGGCGCACCTTACATGGGTTCTTATGCACAACGTGCAATGGTTGTAAAATCATTACGTGCAGCAATTGAAACCAATACAGATATCAGAGATGAAGATAACTACTTCAACTTGCAAGCTTGCCCAAATTATCCTGAGTTACAACCGGACATGGTAGTACTTAACGCTGATAGAGGCGATACAAGTTATATCTTAGGTGACACACCAATGACATTACCCAACGATGCAAATGCACTTGTAGGTTGGGCTAGAAACACAGCAGGTGCAGCATCAACGGGTATTCAAGGTTGTGTTACAAGAAATACGTATCTTGGCTTGTTCTATCCAAGTGGATTGTCAGTAGACTTAGCAGGTAACCAAGTTGCGGTACCCCCATCTCATATGATGTTGAGTACGTTCTTGCACAATGACCAAGTGGCTTATCCTTGGTTAGCGGCTGCTGGTACACGCAGAGGTATCATTAATAATGCTACTTCAATTGGTTATGTAAATGCACAGACAGGTGCGTTCATATCAATTAAAACAAGTCTGGGTATTAGAGATGTGCTGTATGAAAACAACATCAATCCATTAGTGTTCTTCACAGGTCAGGGTCTGCTGAATTATGGTAACATAACAAGCTTTGCATCAAGCAGTGCGTTAGACAGAACAAACGTTGCAAGATTAATTTGCTACATTCGTCGTCAATTGACACTAGCAGCTAGACCATTCGTGTTTGAACCTAATGACTCTATTACTCAGAAAGCAATTGCCGGTGTAATTCAATCGTTCTTTGTAACACTCGTAGCACATCGGGGTATCTATGATTACCTAGTAGTGTGCGATTCTTCAAATAACACACCTGCAAGAATTGATAGAAATGAGCTATGGGTAGACTGTGCAATTGAGCCTGTTAAGGCTGCTGAGTTTATCTATATCCCAGTTAGAGTTTTAGCAACAGGTACAATAGGTAATCAGGTTTAAGAAGAGATGACAGTCTAGGCACTATGAACAAGTGGTGCCTAGACTAAATATAGTATAATTAATAACAGGAGATCATTAATATGGCAATAGCTAGCCAAAGTTTATTCAATATGACAGTCGCAGGAGACAATGCGGGCGGTAACCAAGGCTTGTTAATGCCTAAACTTCAATTTAGATTTAGAGTAAACTTTATCAATCTTGGTTTGGGTAATGATGGTTTGTCTTTAACCAAACAAGTAATGGAATGCCAACGTCCAAACTTAACGTTTGACGAAATTACATTAAACGTTTATAACTCACGCATATATCTTGCCGGTAAACATACATGGTCAGAATTGACCATGACTATTAGAGATGATGCTTCTGGTACAGTCTCTACTGCGCTAGGCGATCAATTGCAGAAACAAATGGACTTTGTTGAGCAAGCGTCAGCCGCAGCTGGTCAAGATTATAAGTTTGAAACAAATATTCAGGTACTAGACGGTGGTAATGGTACATACGCTCCGGTTGTACTAGAAGAGTGGCAGCTTTATGGTTGCTTCCTCAAATCTGCAAACTACCAGACATTAAACTATGCTACAAGTGAAGCAGTAACTATTCAATTAGCAATGCGTTATGACAACGCAGTACAGCTTGAGAATGGTGTACTTTCTGGTGTTGGTACCCCAGCAGTAGTTAGAATCCCAGCAAACGGTCAGGATTCAGCTACAGGTATTGGTTCATTTCAATAACTAATAAAAATCCTACTCATGACAACGTGAGTAGGATTTTAATAACATGGGAAAAGGATATAAAGGTGATGAGGTACAAAATTTTATAGGTCAAGAGATTACCTCTGGCAATTCTTCATTACAAAAAATATTAGCTAATTTTAGCCACGCTTCTAAGATATTTGGCACTAATTCATATGCCAATGCCCCTAAAAACAAATTCTTATTTCATGTTCACTTTAATATAAACCCAGCTGCTTATGTTCCATCAGATCCTGGCGAGTCAAATTTGTTTGGTATTTTGGTCAAAGAAGTAAAATTGCCCGGGTATCAATTTAATACACACATGTTAAATCAATATAATAGAAAGCGAATAGTACAAACTAAAATTAAGTACGACCCGGTAAATTTTACTTTTCACGATGATATGAGCAACACTATTGCTAGGATGTGGGCAGCATATTATACATATTATTATAATGATGGTTCTATGCCGGCCGTATTATTCAGCGGTAATTCAGGTGCAGCAGCCAGCGCCGAATTTTTACCACCAAGCGGTGGACAAAATCAAATATCAACACTAACTAACTACGAAGCTAAAACACAATATGCCCCTGCTAGTGCATTGCCTAATCCTAACAATTGGGGATATATTGGTGAAACTAACGTACCTTCTAGTACGCCAGCTACGCTCGCCAAAGTCCCGTTCTTTAAAGATATAACAATATTTGGATTACAGCGTCATCAATTTTTAGCATATACTTTAATCAATCCTATTATAACACAATTTTCACACGACACGTATAGCTATGATGATGGCGCCGGTACTATGAAAAACAATATGACATTAGATTATGAAACAGTAGTGTATAATGAAGGAAATATAGACGGTAATAAACCGAGTAATATTGTTACTGGATTTGGTGATCCCGCAACATACGATAACGAACTAAGTCCTATTACCCCTGACGGTACAAACAGTTTAATAATTACTGGACAAAGCCTCAAGTTCCAACCAGGCGGTGACGTTGCAGCACTGCAAAGACCATCAATTCTTAATCCAACTCCCAATGCAGGCCCATCAACTCCTGATTATGCTACTAATCCAAATGCACCTAGCGAGGTTGATCCCAATGGCGCGGCGTTCGACGCCCAATATGGTGAAGCCGCTAGAAACCAGAATAGTACTAGAAATGCTTTGTTTAATATGCCTAGTCCATCTACCAGCCCAGGTCCAGGTGGATTAGCAGGCGTCCCTGCTGCGGCAGACGGAACTTTTGCTGGGTCACTTACTCAACCAGCAAATGTGCCAAATCCATTCTCTAGTGCTAGCAAAGGTGGAAATCCAAATAGTGTATTATTCAATAGTGGTCAAGCAGGATCGTCGCAAACTGCCGGCGTACAAGTTACCGGAGCACCATTTGTGGGGGGCGGAGGTCAATTTAGTGGTGGCGGCACTAGTGGCTCTTGGTAACATTGCATAAATAGTTTTATGGCAATAACTATAGACAATAGCTCGTTATCCCTTGACAGAACTGTAAGAATATTTGATTCTTTTTACAGCAATCAACTAGTTGTACCCTTCAATGAATTTGATATGGTAAATGGGTATTTCTTAAGTGTATGTACGTCTACCTCAGTGGCAAAGAACTTTACGTATTTGTTTTTCTTAATAGCACAAAAAACAAACACGCCGGTATTTAATTTACTAGCGCAAATAAGCAAAGGAACCCAACCAGATGGAACATCAGGCTTATTACAGATGAACAGCTTAATCTGCTATTACTTGAACGGGTTTAAATCAAAAACATCACTATATGGAATAAGTGTTATCCCGCAACCAAATCAAAATGCGGCTAGAAACGTAGTGCAGTAAAATGGCTAGGTATGCACAAGCCTTCTTTACTCCCAAAAATCCACAAAAATATGTAGGTAATCATAAACCTTACTATCGTTCAGGGTGGGAATTAACGTTTATGATGTTCTGTGATAGTCACGATAAAGTAATTAATTGGGCTAGCGAACCTATTAAAATACCATATAAAAATCCATTTACAGGTAAAGGCACAGTTTATGTTCCTGACTTCTTTGTATTGTATGAGACAGTTGGTGGCAGGCAAGTAGCGGAAATCATAGAGATTAAACCTAAGAAACAAAGTATCATAGAAAGCAAAGTAACTAATGCAAGAGATAGAGCAGTAGTTGCA